AGTTATAAAAGTCTTCTCCTCCTAGTGGCCACTCATCTCTTAGATTGATAATATTATTTGTGATTAATATAACATAGTCCAGTTCTTCATCTTTATAATATTCTAAGGCAACCTGATCAGGTCTAGTGCCATCTGGAATAATAAATCTATCAAAATTAGTCACATCATTATAAACCTCATCAATCATTTTCATTCTCTTGAAGAGGTTTTTAGTTTTTATGTACTCGTCTTTCGAGTTTCTATAAGTTGAAAAAGGACTTTGAACTTCAAAGTCTGGTAGTTCTCTGAAATAACCCATTAGTATCCTGTTCCTCTTAGACCTTCACCAGTGTCATAATCTTCTTTGTAAATTGGGTTGAGTTCCGCAAAAGACAATGCTAAATTCATATGAGTTGGTGTTGCATCTTCATATGTACTATACTGTCCAGCAGCAGTGTAGTTAATACTACATTGCTCTAAAGCACAAATCTTATGTCTCTTCAAAAATCTATGTGGTTGAGATCCTGTCATAAATTCAACTCTCCATACATCTGGACTATTCAAGAAAACTCCTTGACTTCCTTTTGATGCAGACATACATTGTTTGAAAGTTCTAATAATTTCTTTAACTTCCTGACCTTCTTTCGGACTTCTTGGAATTATCTGGAAAGAATATTCAAATTTTCTTAGAGAAACACCATTGAATAGTGCTTCTTTGTTTCCATTGATAATTCTTCCTTCAGTTCTTGAAAGAATTGCTTGAGTATCAATGTTTCCACCTGGTAAGGCATTTATTGCTGTTGCTGCCATCCTGTTTTGAAACTGTTTAATAAGAGCACCACCAGATCCAGTTATTCTATCCACTGTACCTTGAATTGTCTTACCAGCATTGTCAAGTGCTTCCTTTGGTTTTGTTAGTGGTGCATCATTGTTTATAAGTCCTGATGCTGCAGTATATGCTGTCATATTCAATGCATCTACTTCATCTTCAGCCCAACCAGCAGCCTGATAATCTGCAATACCATTTGGCATTGGTAATATAATTGTCGATTTTATTTTACTAGCAGAAGCATTTACCTCACTACCTTCTGCAACCTTAAGGCTACCTTCTGCTATAAATCCTCCAGATGGTGTATACTCAAGACAACTGATTTTCATATAATCAGTTGAAGAGTCGATTATATCCATAGGATATCTTAAAACATTTCCTCCACCAAAAAAACCTGCAATAGATCCCAAAGCATTACTCAACCTTGAGGAATAATCTGCTATTTTGCCTAATTGTGTAGGTACTTCAGTAAATCTAACCACTATCTTTTATTTGGTTTCCGAAACTATTTATAGAGTTATCTGCTAGTTTTTATTCTAGCGTAAGGAATTGACTTAAGATCTTCAAATTCACTTCCTCTAACTTGGTGCACTTGACCTACAATTTCTGGAAATGTATAGAATCTTAATTGTCCATTATGATGAAAATTAATACCTTTAAATCCCCACTCTGTGACTTCTGTACAGGCAATTAATGGGTGCTCATCATATGTAATGTTAGGTGTTTTTGGTTTATAGATGAATGTGTAATATTGTCCTACCTCTGGAACAGATCCACTTTCTCCTAAAACTGATATAATTGACAACATCATATCATCTGGATCTTCCATACCAGTCATCTCATCTATAATAGGAGTGACTCTATTTAATTCTGCCATTACTTAATACCTAGTTCATGTTCGGTAAAAATTTTGAATTCCCAAAGTCTGTCCTTACAAAACTCTTTGGCAGCTTTCCATTTTGCCTCATTTGTGACATATTGGGTTACCTCATATAAGTATCCTTTTGTTTTTCTTTTTGGTTTCTTAGGAGGTCTTGTTTGTCTATCTGGTTTCACTTCAATAATGGATCTACAAATCGATCCATTGGATTTTATGTATTTAATATAAAAATCAGGAAAATATCTATGTACTCTATTATCTAACGGAGAACGATATGGTATAAAAAACTCTTCACTTCCCCATTCCAAAATATTATCATTTAAGTCACAGTAAAACATAAACTTACGTTCCCAAAGAGAACGATAGATGATGTTTGTTGGATCACCTTTGTACTTCTTAGGGTTAGTTGGTCTATACTTCCCTTTATATGCCATTAATATTTATCGTTACTCTCCTATATAGTATAGGCAAATCATAACAACAAACGTGCAAAATCTTGCAAAGGGTGCACAGATTGCTGCTGGATATGGAAGATTAGCAGCAAGCATATTCCCTAATAGTAAAGAAGTAAAGAAAGTATCTGGTATTCTTAATAGTGCTACAGCTATTGCTGACGCTTTGAGTGGTGGTAGTGGTAATGGATTTACTAATAAATCAGGTAGAGGATCACCAAAAGGAATGTCAGAAGTCATTTCTTCATTTGGTAGACTGGCACAGACCTCTCATTATGAAGCATCCTTTGCTGGTTTTATGAATCTATCTAATCTTAGTGGATACTTAGCACAAAAAGGAGTTGATACAGATTTTATTACTAGAGAACTTGGTTTATTGTGTAGCAGTGCGTCTCTCCCAACGTCCCGTTTTGCTATTTCTGAAGTAACAAACTTCATGGGTGTTAGAGAAAACATTGCACATACAAGAACTTTTGTTCCTATTGATCTTACTTTTTATGTTGATGCAGAATATAAGACATTAAAGTTTTTCGAGCACTGGATGGAATATATTGTTAGTGGTGCAGAATCTGCTGATGGAGTTTTTGATAAAGCAAGACCAGGATATTATGTAAGAATGAAATATCCACAACAAGGTTACAAATGTGATACTATCCAAATTAAAAAATTTGACAGAGACTACCAATATCAGATAGAATATAACTTTGTTGGATGTTTTCCTCTTGATATTGTTGCTATTCCAGTTTCATATCAAGGATCACAGATACTTCAGATGACTGTTACCATGGCATACGATCGTTATGTTTGTGGTTCTATTGATAGTAAATCTATATCTCAAGGAACTTTCGGCAACTTTATTCCTCAATTAGGTGGTCTTGCTATTGGTGCTGCAGCTGCCTTTGGTGGAACCTCAGCACTAGGTCAAATCAATAGTGCTGCCAATAGTCTTGCTGGTATTTCTAGAAATGCCAGATCTTTACAGGGATCTGTTGAATCCATCAGACAACGTTTTATTTGACCCCTATATAATATACTGAAATTGTAATTATGCCATTACCAACCATTGCGACTCCTACTTATGAGTTGACTTTACCATCAAATAACAAGAAAGTTAAATATCGTCCATTTCTAGTCAAGGAAGAGAAAGTCCTTATCCTTGCAATGGAATCGGAAGATACAAAACAAATAACTACTGCAATTACTGATGTTCTTAATGCATGTATCCTCACTAGAGGTATTAAGATAGACTCATTACCTACTTTTGATATTGAGTATCTCTTCTTAAATGTTCGTGCTAAGTCTGTCGGTGAAGTTGTAGATTTAGTTGTAACCTGTGAAGATGACGGTGAAACAAAAGTAGACATATCAGTCAACCTTGATGATATTAAAGTAGAGAGAAATAAAAAACATAAAAAAGATATTAAACTGGATAATAACCTTTCCTTAAGGTTAAAGTATCCTTCAATGGAGCAGTTTATTAAGAGTAACTTTGATTTTGAAGGTACTAATGTAGATGCATCATTCAAAATGATTGCTGGATGCATTGACCAAATTTATAATGAGGAAGAAGCATGGCCAGCAACTGATTATTCTGAAAAAGAAAGAATCGAATTCTTGGATCAACTAAACACCAAACAGTTCAAAGAAGTAGAACAGTTTTTTGATACCATGCCTAAACTATCACATAAGTTGGTAGTTAAGAATCCCAACACTGGGGTTGATAATAATGTAGTACTTGAGGGTTTGGCATCTTTTTTCGTCTAATAATGGCACATGAGGATCTTGTGTCATATTTTAAGTTAAATTTTGCCTTGATGCAGTACCATAAATACTCTTTGACAGAGCTTGAAAATATGATTCCTTGGGAAAGGGAGATTTATGTTTCACTCCTCCAACAACACATCGAAGAGGAAAACCTAAAGGCACAGCAGAATGGCTGATTCATACCAAAGAGGACAACGAGGCACGGGCAGAGCTCTTGCTAAAAATATGATGGGCAGAAATAGTCAGCCTCAGGGTGCTGCTGTTGGTGTTCAACAAGTTGTTGTTGCTGGTTTTAATGATTCACTTTTAGTAGGTATTAATAAAAATTTACAAGCAATCTATGCTATGTTAGCAGATGGTTTGAAAAAAGATAAAAAGGATTTAGTAGATAAAAAGAAAGCAGCAGTACAAGCAAAGGGTCAGGTAAGAAAGAAAGAAGAAGGAAAAGGACTTGGTAGTGCTATCGGTGGAGGAATAAAGAAGATTGGTAATATTGCCAAGGAAGTAACTAATTTTGGTGGTATATTAGATGGACTGATAAATGGATTCTTAGCTATTCTTGGGGGATGGTTAGCAGGTAAATTACCAGAGATAATAGATAAGCTTAAGAAAGCATGGGAAAAAGTTGGTCCGACTATAACTAAAATTTTTAATGTATTATGGAAGGCAATTAAGTGGACAGTTACCTTCATTGTGAAAACTGTAAGAGGTATAGTTGATTTCTTTAAGAAAGGATTTGAATTTGTTGGAGGTATAATCAAGAAATTTATAGATTTTGTTACTGGTATTGCAGAAAAAGTCATGAACACCATAAAGAAAGTGGTTGATTTTGTGCAAAACGTTAAGAAGAAAATTTCTAATACCTTTGGAGCAATAGCAGGATTCTTAGGATTTGGTGATAGTGAAGACAAAACTGAAAAGGTAACATCAGTGTCGTCTGGAAGAAAGAACAGGAGAAATAAAAGAAGGAAAAAAGGAAAAGGTGAGACTTATGATAAGTGGAGAGCAAATTATGATGCTTCAGACACATCTATAAATGGTTTAAAAGAAGGTGACGAGGGTTTTGAGGAAGCATTAAAGAAAAGTTGGCTTAAAGAACAAGAGAGACAAAAGAAAGGTAAGTCTGCAAATATCACTAATAAAAATAATGTAGTTGGTGATATGAAGGGTACGGGTACTAAATTTAAAGCTAATTTAATCGCTGGTCAACCTGTAGGTGATAAACTCACTGAAGATCAAATGAAAATGATTGGAATATCAAAGAGAATGTCTGAGAGTAATTACATGAATTTCTCACCAAAAGTACGAGCAATGTATGAAGAGCAAATTTCTGGAGTGACTCCTACTGGTAAGGTGCAAGGAATTACAAAAGATAAAACATTTGTTCAAGAAAAACCAAAGTCTCAAGCTACATTTGTCATTCCACCATTACCTGTTGCTAATGCAGGTGGTATGGGCGGTCCTTCAGGTCCTAATCCTAGACCTAGTAGTACTGGAAGCACTGCATCTAAGTCAATTCCATCCAGTAATCCTAGTAATTTCTACACTTTATTCTCTGCAATTCAATATAATTGCACAGCACACTTTTGAGGTAAGATAAATGGCAAAAGTAGAACTACCAAAGGTTAATCAAAATCAATTAAGAAACTCAACTCTTCAAATGAAGAGTATTAATACTACTGTTCTTAATATATCTAAACTTCTAGGTAAGAAAGGTAATTTTGTAGAGAAGAGACGAAAGTTTTTGAAAGATCAAGCAGCAATGATTAAAGGTCAGGAAAGGAAAAAAGATGAAGCAGCAAGTCTAAAGGTAGAGAAAAAAGAAGGACAAGAAAATCCAGTTGCTAGATTTGCCAAGGAAAAGGCAGGTAACATGTTGGAAGGTGTTATCATGGCTCTTGGAGCTGTTCTTACAGGATGGTTAGCAGGTAAAATAC